GCAGAGACTTCGCCTTTGAATTGTGAGGTAAAGATAGGCGCTAGTTACGGTGACGCTGTTAAATGGAAAGGGAAATAATGAGCGATAAATTATTTGACCAGATTAATTGGCAAGCAGCTTGGAGTTGGATTAACAGAATATGGGCAAAGTCCTTAGTCGCCGTAGTGTTGTTCTTTCTTGGGTTGTGGATTGGCACAGTAAATACTGAGAGCCGGATTGCATCGGACTGCAAGTTTGCACAGGCATTCCGCGTTGACATACAGGCGTTCACTTGTCAGAGGAAGCTATGAACAGAGATGACATTATCAGGATGGCGCGGGAGGCGGGATGGACAGGGCCAGAAGAGAATGTGACGTATGTTGCAATGCTTGAACGCTTCGCCAAACTAATTGCAGCAGAAGAGCGCGAGGCGTGTGCGAAGGTGTGCATGGATAAATGGATGGAGTGGATGGACGCATCGCCGGATAAACGACTCGACATGCGGAATGATGCAGAAGACTGTGCGTTCGCTATCCGCGAGAGAGGTGCGCCATGACTGACCGAGAACTAATGCAAGAGGCGCTGTATGCGTTGACATATGTGGGTGATGCTAAAGAAATTTACAGCGACACAATCGAATCCCTACGCGCCCGACTAGCGCAGCCAGAGCAGGAGCCGGTGGCGTGGATTTATTCTCACAAAGGTCAAAAAAGCGTATCAATGAATTATGTTGCTGGTGTTCGTGCTATCCCGCTCTAGACCGCCCCACCACAGCGCGAATGGCAAGGGCTGACGGATGAGGAAATAGCTTGGCTATGGAGCTTGGCGGTTGAAGCCAAGTTACAAAACATACCCCGTCATTTTGCTCGAATGGTAGAGGAAAAGCTGAAGGAGAAGAACACATGAGCAACTTTATTGCTGGCGTTCTTTGGTGTCTGTTTGCGCCCATCGGTTGGTTGTGCCGTGTGTGTAAACACCCTTTTAGGTCAGAGTGGGACGAGCGAAGCGAGGGTTTATATGACCATTGCAAAGTGTGCGGAACTTTGATCAAGCTGAAGGAGAAGAACAATGCAGTATAAAAAGGAACTCATCCGCGAGCTACGCGATGTAGCAATCCTGTTTCATGCGAGTCAAGAGCTACCGTACAAGCTGTTGGAAGTGCTGGATAAACACCTGCCCCATGTGAGCGACGTTTGCTGTGAGCGCGGGTGTATTGAATATGAGGAGAAGAATGAACTGCTCTGAGTGTCAAAGCAGCCGACTGAACATATACGATTCGCGGCACATAGGTGATTACGTAGTACGGAAAAGAAAGTGTTTGGATTGCGATGAGAAGTTCTACACCATAGAGAGTTATCTGACGGAAGAGCAACTAGAAGAAATTGAAAAGTTAAAGAGGGGAATTGAGTGAACTACACATGGTCGTATTCCAGTATGTCTTTGTTTCTGCAATGCCCACGTAAGTACTACAGGCTGCGGATAGCCAAAGACATCGTTGAGCCACCTCAACAGCATTTGCTTTACGGTAGCGCGGTACACAAAGCGGCTGAAGAGTTTATCCGAGACGACGTAGATTTACCGCCAAAGTTTGAACTGTTTCGTTCGCAGCTGACAGCGATGAAGAACTTGAGCGGCACAAAGTACTGTGAATACGAGATGGGGATAAAGAAAGACTTTACCCCGTGCGAGTTTAACGACCCTGACGTATGGGCACGAGGCATAGTTGATCTGCTTGTAATTAACGGTGACACCGCAAGGATCGTCGATTACAAGACCAGCAAGAGCAGTGAATACGCTGATACAAAACAACTGGAGTTGTTGTCATTACTAACATTTAAACATTTTCCAGAGATAAAAACTATCAAGGCTGGGCTACTGTTCTTGGTAGCGCAAGACTTAGTGCCGAAGGTGTATCAGAGCGAAGAGCAGTCTGATGCGTGGATCAAATGGATAAGCCATGCAAGGCAGTTAGAGAGTGCGATGGCGAATGAAGTGTGGAATCCAAAACCGAATTTCACTTGTCGTAAGTTTTGTGCAGTAACTGATTGTGAGTATAACGGGAGAAGTCATTACTAGGAGGTTGCCATGTTACGTGATGGTAAATTTATAAAAGAAGACCCACCAAAAATAGGGCAGTTTTATACACCAAAAATCAAAGAGGACGACTGGACACCAGAAGAGCGGTTCATGCAGAGTCTGCTTCTTGGGTACAGAGAAGAACAGCACTCGTTCTTGTCTAAAGTTTTTGGTTTTATTTTGCGGGTATAGGGGGGAACATGTACTACGTTAAAAGATTTGTGTCATACATACTGGGCTTGTTTAGCCCGAAGCACGAACCTATTGAAACGGTTGAGCCGGTTGAAGTTGCCGAAGTGCCAGTCGAGCCAAAGAAGCCGAGGAAGAAGCACACTCCGTTTTACACCGCATCTGACGGCAAAAGCCTATCGTTCTCCGAGTCCTTCTCCGAACTGCTTACCAGTTTGAAGTGGATGTTTGAAATCATTCAGCTGCCTACCCGCGACTCTTGGATACCGGCAGACGAAAGGATTGGGTTTTCCAGATTGGGTATTTACATACCGCACCCATTGGAGTTCCCACTAGTGCCAGACGGTGAAGACGTAGTAGTGGAAAGCCTAGACAACTTACCAGCGATGATGGCAGTAGCGTTTCCGCATCGGGATTATACAGATAGGGTATCGCCGCATATATTCTTCTGTCTGAAAATATCCAAACTGCCGATGGGAGTAGAACCACTGCCGGGACACGCATACAAGTTTGGTGAAGTAATAAAAGTATATGGCAAGTTAATGTGGATGGTGATGTATGTTGTCATTGACAAGAAAACAGGCAAGGTGTCGGTATGCCGAGAACTGCGTCAGTCCGAAGTGCAAGTGAAAAAGCGGCCTTCTCGGAGTGATCGGGATTGCACCCACTACAACAAGCGGTGGAGTGGCAACCCAGCGATGATGTACCCGCACGAAGCGGAGAATAAAGACCTGCAAGCTGTTCTGCATCATTACAAAACTACCTTTAAGAATGTATTTGACTGGTGGACGCAACGCAAAGACAAAAGCTGGAACGTATCTACGAGGCTGGGCAAGCGGCGATTGGTGTTTTCGTTAGACCGCATGGACACCAAGAAGTACTTTGCGGATCGTGACTTGACCATCCAAACCGAAACCGGCAAGCGCAAGAAGATCATTCACTTTGTCAGCGAACACGAGCGCACAGTTAGAGATAAGAAGGTTGTTATCAAAGAACACCTGCGGGGGCTTAATAAATTTACATGGAACGGATATGATTGTGTGGTCACTGCTCCTAAGTTTTCTAAGCTTAATACCGTTGTCTTTGATATTGCACCGGAGGAAGAAGAAGACTTGGCGCACTTGGTGGGCGAAGATGCAAAACTAATTGGGATGGCAAAAGTAGCTGAAATTTTGGCTAGGGAAGAAGAGGCAACGGCATGAGTCATCCAGCACAGATAGAGTTCGTGGCTTCGGTCAGAGCTAAGTTTCCTGAACTGTTCAACAGCACCGAAGTGCTTGAAGTCGGCAGCTTGAACATCAACGGGTCTATTCGCCAGTTCTTTACTGACTGTTTGTATGTCGGTGTGGACTTAGCGCCCGGCAAGGACGTTGATATTGTGGCGCGTGGGGAGGATCTGAGTTACCCAGACAATTCGTTTGACGTAGTTTGTTCCTGTGAGTGCTTCGAGCACAACCCGGAATGGGCACGTACGTTCGACAACATGACGCGGATGGCTAAGAGCTTGGTATTCTTTAGCTGCGCTACAACAGGCCGAGCCGAGCATGGCACACCCAGAACGTCACCGTGGGATGCACCCTTCTGCGGAGACTATTACCAGAACCTTACCGAGGAGGACTTCAAACAGCATTGTGATCTAAGCAAGTTCAAGCACTACGAGTTTTCTACTAACGAGCAATCCCACGATCTTTATTTCTTTGGAGTTAAGCATGGCTAAACTTTTCGTAGCAACCCCGATGTACGGCGGCATGTGCACAGGCTATTACACACAAGCTATTCTGCAACTGCAAGGCATCTGCCAGCAGAACCGCATCGACATGGCGGCAAGCTTTATGTTCAACGAGAGCTTGATTACCCGTGCCCGTAACGCGCTGACATTTAACTTCATTCGGTCTGGGTTTACGCACCTGATGTTTATCGATGCAGATATTAAATTCAATCCAAATGATGTTGTCTCCATGCTGTTGGCTGACAAGGAAGTTATCTGTGGCATCTACCCCAAGAAAGAAATCAACTGGGGTCTGGTCAAGCAAGCGTCGGATGCCGGTATCCCTGCCGAACAATTACAGTATTACTCTGGGTCGCACGTTGTAAACCTAGCCGATCACAAAGGACATGCCGAGTTTAGCGTTGCGGAACCCGCCGAAATTTGGAATGGTGGCACCGGCTTCATGATGATTAAGCGTGAGGTGTTTGACAAACTTGCTCCGAACGTTGGTAGCTATATCAATAACGCTCATGACTTGAGTGGGAACCTTGCTCATGATGAGATAAAAGAGTTCTTCACCACCAGCATTGAGCCTGAGACGCAGCACCTGCTGTCAGAAGACTATCACTTTTGTCGTACATGGCGTGAGGCAGGTGGCAAGGTGTACGCCGCACCGTGGGTGCAACTAGGGCATGTGGGTACGTACCTATTTGATGGGGCACTTGCGCCTAAGTTTCCGGAGAAAGAATGAACTATGACCAAATAACCGTAGTCGCTATCTACGGAAACGGGCAAGGATTGTCAGCGGTACCGGCAATAGAAAAGACCGCCGCATGCTTGCCCGGGTCTAAGAAGCTGCTGATCACCAATGAAATGTTGGCGACAGACGTACCGCAGGTGCTGATTGCGGCACCTATGGACTACTACGGATACAGCCAGTTTTGTATGTTCATGTTGCATAACTTTGTGCATACCGACTACGCTTTAATTGTTCAACACGATGGCTGGGCGCTGAATCCAGACAACTGGCAAGACAAGTGGTTGGAGTATGACTACATTGGTGGGCTTACTCATGCAGCTAGAGTCGAAGATAAGATGCACGTCGGCTTTCGCTGGTTGGGTATGCCCGGTGCGATGGTGGTGCAGAACGGCGGGTTTAGTTTGCGTAGTAGGAAGTTTCTACGGGCGCTCGTTGATTCCGGAATAACAACATCGATCCACCCCGACATGATGCTGAACAACGAGGACGTTCAGTTGTGCTGTTTCCTACGCCCAGCGATGGAGAAGATTGGCATCAAGTTTGCCCCCGATGAAGAAGCTAAGTTGTTTTCATTTGAGCATCTATCGCCGGGGTTGCATGGCATTCAAGATATTGTGAAAATCTTTGGTCACCACAGCCGGTTTCGCACTTTGCTAGATGATACGACTATGGCGTGGCACCTGACTGAAGAGCAGACTAGAAGCATCCCGCTAGAACAGACTGCGCACGATATGTTCAAGTTTGTATATAAATACAAGATTGTGTACGCACCTAAGTAGGAGAGGTTATGGAAAACAGAAATTGGATTCGTTCCCGTCACTACACCGCTACGTGGGAAAAGATGTCACTTGATCCGCAAGTGCCATCTGAAGAAACCAATATCCGAGTGGACTTTGACGCACAAGGCAGGGTTCTTGCGGTAGAGTGGGTGAATCGGGAACTACCTAGTTTTGAAGAGTTGTTTGCGGAGTTTCTGAAAAGTAAAGGATGGTTGGATAACTTAACTACCCGTGAAACTTTTGAAGCCGGGTGGGATGCCGCAAGGAGATAGACATGCCGTACGTTAACAAGCCTCGTCCATACAAGAAAGAGTATGAGCAGTACGATGGCACCGAGAAGGTAAAGAAGAAACGCGCCGAGCGTAATAAAGCTCGACGCATCATGATGGAAGCAGGTGCTGTGCAGAAGGGCGATGGTAAAGATGTAGACCACAAGACCCCTCTGTCCAAAGGTGGCAAAACAACCAAGAGCAACCTGCGGGTTAAAACCGCAAGTGACAACAGATCGTATCCACGTAAATCAAACCACGAACCAAAATAATGCGAATCGTTGACGACAAACTCCTAGTGGTGCGCACCAGATGGCCTAGCCGCATCACAGAGACAATCAAGAAAAGCAAAACTGTAGCCAAGCAGGGAGATGTCAGCGAAGTCGTGGTGTTCTGGGGGTTGGAGGAGGCGCAGACGCTGAGTAAGGTAGGCGTCATGAAAGTGCCTTCCCCCATCCTGCGGGACTACGACTGGCCCGGGCTGCATAGGCCGATGGCGCATCAGAAAGATACTGCGTCGTTTCTTACCGTCAACCAACGAGCCTTCTGCTTTAACGAGCAAGGCACCGGCAAAACCGCATCCGCTATCTGGGCGTCGGACTACCTATTGACGCAAGGAGTCATTAGACGCGTGCTGATCATCTGCCCGTTGTCGATCATGCAGTCGGCATGGCAAGCAGACTTGTTTAAGTTCGCTACTCACAGAACCGTTGACGTTGCTCATGGTGATCGTTTTAAGAGAAAGGCGATCATCAACAGCGGTGCCGAGTACGTTGTTATAAATTTTGACGGGCTGGACATCGTCAAAGAAGATATTCAGAAGGGCGGCTTTGACCTAATTATTGTTGACGAAGCAAACGCATATAAAAATCCGCGTACCAAAAGGTTCAAAGCGTTGAAAGAAGCCATGACCAACAAGACTTGGTTGTGGATGATGACTGGCACCCCGGCAGCACAGTCGCCTTTGGATGCCTACGGGTTGGCTAAGTTGTGCGTACCTGCCCGCACCCCCATGCTGTTCGGGGCGTATCGTGACATGGTGATGCAGCAACTGACGAGGTTCAAATGGATACCCAAGTCGAGCGCAGAGCAGACGGTGCATAAGCTGCTGCAGCCAGCGATTAGGTATACGAAAGCCGAGTGTCTTGATCTACCAGATGTAACGCACGTATCCCGGTTTGCCCCGATGACTGCGCAACAGACCAAGTACTACAAGCAGCTGAAGAAAGACATGCTTATTAACGCGGCGGGCGAAGATGTTTCCGCTGTGAACGCGGCATCGAATCTTACTAAGCTACTACAGATTGCTTGCGGCGCGGTGTACACCGATAGTAGAAACGTCATTGAGTTTGATGTGTCTGACCGACTTAATGCGGTATTAGAGGTGATCGAAGAAGCGACCGCCAAAGTTCTGGTGTTCGTGCCCTTCACGCACACGATTGGGCTACTCAAAGACTTTTTGTCAAAGAACAACATCTCTTGCGATGTTATTAACGGAGAAGTTCCTGTTACGAAACGCACTGAGATATTTAAACAGTTTCAGGAAGAGAAAGACCCACGCGTGTTGCTTATCCAACCACAAGCTGCTGCGCATGGTGTAACCCTTACCGCTGCGAATGTTGTCATTTGGTATGCTCCAATAACCTCCATTGAGTATTACCTCCAAGCAAATGCACGAGTCCATAGACAAGGGCAAAAGAACCCTGTTACTGTAGTGCATATCGAAGGCAGTCCGGTCGAAGCAAAACTCTATGCCGCGCTGCAAAACAAATTAAGTTTTCATTCAAAGATCATTGACCTCTATAAGAACGAACTCAACGAATAGTTCTTGACACAGTCAAGAATAGTGATACCATGAGAGTTCCAACAACAGGAGGAAGCAATGTCTACCGACATACCTATCAATACTATTGTCGATACGTACATACGTATCCGCGATACAAAGGATGCTCTTACCAATAAGTACAAAGCCCAAGTTGCCGAGTTAGATGAGCAAATGGCTGTGCTTAAACACAAACTGCTTGATCTCTCAAAAGATACAGGCGTCACAAGTTTTTCAACACCTAACGCTACTGCATACCGCACCGTTAAGAACCGGTACTGGACTAACGACTGGGAAAGTTTTTACGGGTTTATGCGTGAGCACGGCACTATGGAATTGTTGGAAAAACGTATTCACCAAGCGAACATGAAAGAGTTCATGGAGCAGAACCCGGAAGCACATCCACCGGGACTGAACATCGATAGTGAATACGAAATTACCATCCGTCGTAAGTAATCAGGAGAAAGCTATGAGTGACATCACACTGTTTCAATCCAACAATCTGCCAGACTACCTCAAGGAAGTTGAACTCGACGACCTGACCAAATCGCTTGCTGGTAATACTTCGGTCAAGCGTATCTCTATTCGCGGTGGTGTATTCCGCTTGATGGTGTCTGGCGAAGAAGTAGCGAAGAACGAGAACCGTGCGATGAACATTGTCATCGTCAACGGCGGGCGTCAAATCGCTCGGCAGTACTACGAAGGTAAATACACCCCCG